AGATCTGAATTGGTCAGCAGCGCCATCCGCCATTGTGATGGTATGAGTGCTTGCATTGGCTACAGCCTCTGCTCCAACACCCATTGCTTCACCAATAAGCTCTAAATTAGTGTTTGTGCTTGTGCCCCAAGTCCCGCTTTCATCGCCAGTGGCAATTTCTTTTAGTCTAAGGTCATTTACGAAAGTTGCCATTTTATGCTACCTCTTGATAATTCGGTGTTTGACTTGTTGATATTTCTGAATAATTTGGTGTTTGGCTTGTGTCAATTTGCCCCCAAACCAAGGTCGGGCCACTAAATCCTGTAGCACTAACCCCAATAACTGCAACGTTCGCATCGGCTGTAGTCGATGCCGTACCAATTGCAGAAGTTCCTTGAAGCCCTGTCGGTACGATTGTGTTGTTTGAAACAAGAGAGATTGTTCCGAGGGCAGACGTTCCCGCCACACCAGTAACAGGAACATCGGCTTCCGCATCCACAGTGACGGTAGTAACCGCGCCTGTGCCAACAACTCCTGTGACGGTAACATTTGCTTCGGCATCAACCGTAGGAATAGTAACCGCGCCCGTACCGACAACACCCGTAACATTGACATCAGCCGCCGCCGAAACCGTGACAGACCCGATAGCCGAAGTGCCTGCGACACCCGTGACAGTGACTGGGAGTGTTTCGCCCCATCCAGCTTCGCCCCAAGTACCTCTGCCCCATCCGCTAATAGCTGCCACACGTTATGTCCTATGCGATGCGAATAATTGCGTTAGAAGCATCGGCGGTAGGGAATTGAATTGTAAAATCCCCAGCAGTACTGGTCTTATCTCCGCCAAAAGCTAACGCACATACAGATGGGTCGCCACTGGCAACCTCGTTAAAGATTAACGCGCCATTTGCTGTGACTGTAACATTTGAAAAAGTTAAGTCGGCAAAGTCAACCAATGCTGTAGTACCACTAGCAACAGGAGTTACAGACGTTAAGAACTCACCCTTTGCTGTGTAGTTCGTGCCACTGGTCTCATTAGATGAGGTGTACGCAGTGGTAGTTGCATTTAGCGTTGCGGAACTTGTATACAAAGCTAATTTAAATTGATCATTGTCAGCCGTAAAATTATGTACGCCTTTTAAGATCTCAACTTTAAAGCTAGTGCATAGCGCGGTAGTAATAGACATTATAGTCTCCTAATTATATCAGCCATATCTTTATGACCTTGGCGTTCAAATTCAGCGGTAAGTGTAGTCCTATCGCTCTTAATTGCTTCTTTAATATAGTGTAACGCAGTCGCTCTGACCGACTCTTTAAACTCTTTAGCTTGTTGAGCAATAGCAGGATGACAATTACCCCCTACACTTACGACCCTGTCAGATATAGTCTGCGCCCAGAACTCAGGGTCATGCCCTTTGTTGTCGGTAGTTGTTACTAAGACGTTACCTACTTCTAGTTTTACAGCTTCAATCACCGACCCGACCTTACAGCCCCAGACCTATAATCGTCTGTAGTGTTGTAACCTTCACCAAGCTTTTTAAGGTCAGCAAGTGATTGATCATACCTGCCAACGTAAAGCTGCAACAAATCAGGCTCACCTTTAAGAAACGTGTACGCCTCTACCAAACAGCCATAAAGCAGTGTGTTTTCAGCGTTATCGCCAAGCCAGCTAGTGCCATCAGTAGATACCGTTATTGATTGAGGTTGATAAAAATAATGAAGCTCAGCAGTTAGATTTGAATTAGGTGTCGGCCCTAGTAGGAACGTTGAATCATCAAATATTGCATAGTACTTAGGAATACCTGTAGCTGAAGCCACAGGGTACGCTTGCCTTATAAAGTTTACGTCTTTAAGGATTAAATACTCATAACCACTGTTATCTATAGCAAGCGAATATGGAGCTAAAAAATCAGAAGGAGACTCTAAATAGGTATTGTTTTGAGTCGTTGTACCTGTAACGTTCTTTCTAAAGTTGGGAAGCTGGATTGACTTTAGTATTCGTTCTTCAGCTTGAGTGATAATCACGCTTAAATTTGAAACAAGCGTTGTTTCATCAGTCTCAAGGTAATCTTGAATAGCTGTTTTTAATGTAGTAAAAGTCCACGCCATTAGCTTATCTTCACTGTTATTAGACCAATATAACCAAACGCATCCATACCAACCTGCCCGACTGGGTTAAACGAAGCCAGTATGCGGCTTTCATCTAATGACCTGTCAGGTCTAGGGTTCCGTAAAGACCGTGGGTCATTGATAAGGATTTTGCCTAACTGTAGTTGGGGCTGGTCTGGATCAACAACATCTTTCCCTACCAAAAACCCAGTAGGCCTTTGATTTACGATCTCAGGAACTAAGTCCTTTAAGGGATAACGAAAGCCTGTTTTATCGCAAAATCCAAAAGCATATTTGCCTTTAGTGAACCCGCTCAAAACGAATACCCACCAGGAGAAACGAATAAGGATGCTTTGTTTCTATCCGAGTCAGAAGCAAGCGTCCACTGCTCTTCGTAATCTGATTTTAAAACGGCAGATCTTCCACTTGCCGCCGGATACTTCATGCTTAATTGATAAGAAAGACCGGAAACGAGGCAAGGAAGAAATCTAGCAGGGACATCAATAGTAAAAGCAGCGGAGTTACCAGCATCCTGAACTCGCTCCATATAATAATACCCAAAGGTATAAGTGCCTTGGCTGTCTGGGGAAGGCCATAGATTGACAGATATGCCATCAACATTGCGATCAACGTAATATTGCAAAGGTTTACTTTGAGTTAGTTTGTTTGAAAGGTTTGAGTACTGGCTTACAGAGATCCTAGTCATTGATTGATCAAATTGACCAGTAACGCTACCTGATTCTGTTCTTATAAAAGCCTCAACGATATCAAGTACTTTGGCTGGCAACGAATATTCAGTTACTCCATTAGTCAAAGCTTGCGTTTCAAACTCAACAGACCAAAGATTTAACCCGCGATTTTGCCACTCAAGCATCATTAGGTTCAAGCTACGACGAGCAGTCTTATAATCATACCCACTACGAAGCTCTAGACCGGCTCGTTCAAAAGCCTCTTCCATTGCGTCAGAAAGATCTAGTGTGAAGTCAAATGTACCGCTAGTAGCCATCTAGATCTTTCGACCTCTTGTCTTACCCCGAACAGCTTTACCATCAATCGGTCTAGATTTAGTAACGCCGCCATTACGCATCGCTGTTGAACTAGGTGCTGTTGAACTAGGCGCTGTTGACCCAGACATTATTTTCGCCATGCGATCTTTTTCTGCTTCTTCAGAAGCAAGCCTACTTGCAGCCTTACCGGCGCTTTTGTCTTTTTGGCGCTTTAAATAACCAGCTAACGGGCTAATAGCAGCTAATGGCTCTTGAGCTATTAAGCCGCCCAAACCGCCACCAAGTATTTGCCCTATCTCTTTCTTACCCATTACGGCCTCCTAGCTTTTTGTTTTTTTTTGTTAACCCGCTTCTTTTTAGCAGGAGCATCTTTTATTTGCTTAGACTCTTGCGCTCTACTAATGGGCATTAGTCTCTCCCAAACTTTTGTTTTTGAGACTTAGGGGGGCTTTTAGTGCTGCCGCCTTTCCCACTCCAAAATACTCGGTTTGACCAGTATGCCGCAGAAGTCTTTCCTTTTGCGATGTTTTTGCCATGACGAGCCTTAAAACTTTTACGCGCCTCTGCGCTGTAATTGTGACCCATCTTCTGGTCACCAAAGCGGATCAGCTTTACTTTCTCGCCATCTCTAACGGCTACTACAGCTTTCTTTGTGGCGTGGCTTGGAGTTCTTTTAGGCTTGTTTAATCCAGTTAAACCAACCTTTTTTAGTCTATTCTTTTCTGCATCAGTTAAGCTCATTTTCTATGCCTTGCAGTCTTCTTGGCTATCTTTTTTGGCTGCGAACTATGCTGCTTACCCTTCTTCTTGTCAGCACGTTTCTTTTTTGTCGTAGCCGCATATTCTTTATCTGACAAGGACTTTATAGCCTTTTTGGGCAGATAACGCTCACCACTAGCTTTAGAGCCTTGAGTACTAGGCTTTCCGCTTTTAGTACCCCATTCCTGCTTAGTCCACTTCTTTAGGGACTTTTGAGGCTTCTTTAACGCCATTAGTCTTTATACCCGCCGCCAGCTTCTTTGTAACGCTTGGCTAACATTTGAGCTTTACGCGCTGACCATTGCCCTGGGCTACCGCCTTTGCCACTAGCCTTGATTTGGCTAAACAATTTTTTACGCAAGGTTGGCTTTGTGTAGTTGCCAGCCTTATTTACCGTAGACTTTTTCTTTTCAGCCATTGCTTACTTCCTAGCTCTATTCTTTGATCTAGACTCCACGCGAAGGTTTTTTGGCTTATTGTTGAGAGGATTGCCGTCCTTATGATGAACGTCTTTTTTGTCACCCTTCTTAACCGCCCCTTTAGCCTCCGCTGTACGTCGAGCGGCATTTCTGCCTGCTCTACGTTTTTTTTGCTCAGGCTTGGAGTGAAAGCTTTTGTATTCTTCTTTGTAGTTTCTAGCCATAACCGACTCTAGAAGTGTTTACGAACTTTCATAACTATGTTGTAAACATCGCCCGAACTGTGACCTACAGTAGTAAAAAGAATGTCGCCATTCTTGCCGCTACCCGCGTTGTTAGGGATGCCGGTAAAATCCGAAAAGTCTAAAGTGTCAGCCCAGTCAGCGTTTAACTGCCAAGCCAAAACGTTAGTGCTTGCGTTAAAAAATATCTTAACGCTCATACCTATAGTGCTGTAATAGATACTTTGAATAGAAACGGAAGTACAAGCAGCTTTAGTCATCGGATCTACCGATAAAGCAGAAACGTCAATTTTGGCTACTGCTGACTCGCCAGAGCCATCACTGACATTTGTAAACCTAAAAATAGCCGTATTGCCATCATCTTGAATTTTCTGAGTTGCTACCGCATCAGCCATACATTACCCCTAAATAGAGACAGGGGCGTTGCCGCCCCAATCAAATTGATTACGCGATTTGAACGTACTCGATGATAAAGGTAAACGATCCCGCCGTTGTAGCATCAACCGTGTTAGTGATGTTACAGAAGATGTTACGCTCTGCATCTGTATATTGAACAGAAGCTGGGGCTGTTGTGCCATCCTGTGTTTGGAGTATTAATGCTGTAATAGTCACGTTGTGTACAACAACAGTTGTACCAGCATCTAAGATTTCGTCTGCCTGAGTCGCAACAATTTGTGCGCCAGAAGAAGATGTACCAACTTCATAGCCAATATCACCTTCTCCAATAACTGGAGCAACATCACAAAAGATTTTGATGTCTGTGATAATGGTGTTTGCTGGCTGCACAAAAGTACCAATAGTAGGGCTGTCGCCTGCGGTGCTGTTTACAGTAACACCAGAAGCAAAACCAACGTGTTTTACAAATGTGTTAGTAACAACACCTGTTGAAGCTGTATTTGCTACAGTTGTAATAGCACCTGTTGTTGCATTTTTAGAGACAACTTGGAAGCCTCCTTCGGAACGCACTGGTCCTGTAAAAGTAGTGTTCGCCATGATAATCTCCTGTCGTGGCTAGTGTCAGATACGGGATGCACCTGTCAGGGATAGAAGTGTTATACTCCAGAAAAAGAAAAGGGGCAACAAGTGCCCCTCTCTTTTTTAGCATATCAGCAGGATTATGCGGCTCCAGGAGAACCGAAAATACCACGCCAATCACTAAAGCCGAAGCTGTAGCGTTCTCTTGCTTTATAACGAACATTTCCGGTTTCGAAGTCACCTTCCATGTTAGTTGATACAGGAGATCGTACAAAATGCTTCAGACCGTTAGGCACGTCAGTCTTCAGGAAGAAGGCATCAGTATCTGTTAGATAATGATTAACCGTATATCCTTCAGGAACCATACCCATATTACGGAGAGCATTGATATCGTTATCCGCAGTACCTACGCGTCCTGGAGTTTCCAGTAGACGATCTGCAACGAATTGCAGAGCAGATGGGATAATCAACTTACGGGCTTGAGCATTGATCTTTAGACCACGCTCATCTTCGAAAGCTGCAATATCAATCAACGCTTGTTCTAATGAAGTCTCATTCAAATCTGCTGCAGTTGACAGCTCATTGCTTTGATCTTGATTACCAACCGTTGGATGGTCTGTTGCACACAGTTCTTTGCCATCACCGCCTAGAAAAGAGCTACTAAATGCATTATTCAATACATTAGCTGCTTTAATCTGCTTGGTTTGCATCATAGAACGAGCGAGTGCTCGTGTATAACGCGAAGACAGAGTATCGTACAAATTATCTTCAATAGCTTCTTCAGTTAAAGAGAAAGCCAATGCGATAGTTTCATGCGAATACCGTGCAGTAAAAGACTCTTGAGCAGTATCATAAGATACGCCAGAACCTTCAAACTTTACAGGGGCTTCACCGAAACCAGTAAGCATCACTTCTTCTTCGAAGGCTCTTTCAGAAGTTTCTGTATCGAAAATTTCTTCATGCTCTGGTGCATAGCGTTCATACTCTAAACCAAAGAGGGCATGAAGGCCAGGAACAAGCTCTTTTACGAGTTGCGCTCTATTAATAGCCATTAGTTACTCTCCTTATACCGCGAATATGTTAGCTGGGAATGTAAAGTAACCACGGGCGTTAGCACCGATTGAATTACTTGGCGAATCCACAAACCTATTCAACAACGCAATGCCGCTGCTAGTAGTTGCTGTAACACCTTCTTTGGAACGTCCATTGTTGGTGCTGCCAGCAGTTGTGGTGATTGTATATTTAGCGCCAATAAAACTTACTGCAGGAGTACCTGCTGTAAATTGGGCTTCATACACGATTGCCGGATCGGTATATACATACGCTTCTGCGTCAGCTGAACCTAGCGTAGCTACGCTTGCTGTCCAAACATTAGAGTATGTTGGTGTACCGTCTGTTGCTGTGTAAAATACGCCAGCAAAAACTCCACATGGAGCGCCTGTGGCTGTACCTTGAACGACGTACCCAGAAGAAAGAATAACTACATCTCCAGTGAAGATGGAAGCATTCGTTGCACTTGCAATACGCAATTTCTGAGGACGGATTGTACCACCGTAAAGATGGTAAGCTGGTGTGAACCCGTTAGGGGCGTCTACATTAGCCATGATTTAATCCTTTAAGGAAAATGATGATTTATTCAGTAGTCGGTTTTCGACTACCAAACTCCACTT